TTATTTATTTCTTTTTCTTTTAGGAAGAGTATGAGAAACCCTTTTCTTTTTCTTTTTTATTTCTTTTTATTTCCTCCGAAGAAATACCTATTTTATCCCATTTCTTCCGAATAAATACCTATTTCCTCCG